CGCACCTAGCATCTTATTAAAATACGATTCGTCGCGGCCTATCTGACCGTACTTCGGTAGATACTCGTCGGCTATACGAAAATCAGATGCAGCACGTCTACCAGCAAACTGATCGCGTAACTGTGCTTCTGCTAGGGCTTGCTTAGGAGCTTCTTGCCGTAACATCGCCAGATAATCGGGTAGATTATCCTTCACAGCTTGCATAGAATCAGCAGTCATCTTACCTGTAGATGGTACATCAGATGACCCCATCTCATTAGCCAGCCACCACGCCCCACCTAATCCAAGCAAATCACTTATTGCACTCATAATATTATCTCCTTAGCTGCTGGCCATTATACCAGCTTGTTCTAATCTATATGTTAAAAAATTTATCTTCTCCGCCATAACGATAAGCGCAGCTCTTACTTCCGATTCAGTAGGCGTAGAACTAAGCGCACCTATCGAAGTCTGATCTGCCGCAGCACCTGCGGCATCAACAGAAACTCCGTCAACCGTTGTTATATCCGCAACGTGTGCGCATTTGTAAACTGCGCCTTCAGCACCTGTTGTTGCTGAAGGGCAACGTAATCCGAGTCTCCATGTGTTTGCAGATTGCCTACTGTAAAACAGTCGCGTATCATCCGTAAACTCCGCACTTGTAATGCTAGCTGCCATAAGCCTGTGTCATTAAGGGATTCTTTGGTGTTAAGTCTTTTGTATCAGTTTGTATGATAGACAAATACGCAGCATTATCCCAGTTTACTACGTAGTTGACTTTCCAACCATGCCGTCCTTGTTGAAAATTGTATAATATATTTTGCATCGTATTGTCTGCGTTCCAAACAAGAGGATACAAGTCAGCGTATTTTATGCCGCTACCATCTGATGTAGGCGCAGACATTGTTTTTGATATAATTCCTGGCGTGCTAGAGAATGTACCGTTAGCATACATAGATGCTTTAACTGTACCTGCACCTGTAAAGCGTATATAACCGTCAGGCGATGTAGTAAAATAAATACCACCAGAGCTAGCCACATTACCGCTCAAGACTGTAGCACCTATAGCAGCATCAGCGGTTAGCGTAAGTATTCCACCAGTTGCTGTAGTAGTACCAGCAAAAGATATTTCTGTACCGCTAGTTAAAGCATACGGTATAGCAACTACATTTATATCACGATCATATTCATAAGTACCTACGGTATACTCTCCGCTAGATGGTACGCCTGAGCCATCTGGATAATAACTACCGCTGCTCAGTTTAACAGACTTAGACTCCCAAGCACTTACGTTAGAAAACAATGTACGAAGTTCTAACGGCTTCTGCTCTACGCGAGGATCACCAGATGACCAAGCACGTGTTGTAACTGACGCTTGAAGATATTTAGCACCATGATATAGTTTTAATAGTTCACCAGTATCAGTAATAGCGTAAAGTTCGTGGGCATTATGTGTATCAATTTTTGCGAATTGTTTGATAATACCAAAGCCATATGAAACACTGCCAGCGTCATGCCCACCAGTTGCTGAGCCGCCAGACTCTACAGCATCAGCATCGTTGCCGTCTTGATACGTGTCAACAGAAACAAACTTCTTTGTCGTTGTATCATAGATAACTATAACATTACCATAGATAGTCTTCATAGAAAACAATCCATAGTTGTCAAATGAAATAGCTGCGCTTAAAGTCTTATCTTGCACAATCCCATCAAACAATTTTGCAACGCTTAAAGAGAACGCACTATTACGCCCCTCGTTATGCAACTGTTGAACAGCATTAAACGAACGTAATCCCTCGGCATCTATGAAAGCAAAGTCACCTAAAACATCTATAAATGAAAACTGATTTACAACTGACGCACTAAACAGATACTTCTTTGAAAACATCGGCTCACCAAACAGCAGCCGGTCATTATCTGGCGTAACAGCATATGATGAAGAACCAGTACCTACAAAGAAACTATCGGTATTAAGCGGCCCTATACAAGTGATGGGATCATAGCTTACTGAATAACTAACAGCTTCAGCACCACCAACAGTTTCATCAGCAGAAATTTTATCGCCGGTTTCTCCATCAATTGCTACGACAAAGTCAAGTGGCCTACCACTTACGCTATGGAATATATACGTACCATTAACAACGTACAACTTACCGTTGAAGTACATCATATGAGTACCTACAGGAACATACTCACGTTCGACAACACCATCTATTGTAGTATTATGTTCAGCGTATGTACGGCACTTACGAACTGTTACCTCAGCGCCTTGAGCCGTAGATCTAAACTCAATAAGGTTAGGTTGATTAACACCATCTTGCACAACTATACCAGCAGCCGTCCTAGTGTACGGCGTAGCAGAAGTATCTATCGTAACACCTGAAGTAGTTCCAATAGCCTTATAAGCAAATCCTCGATTACTGGCAGGTACGGCTTGGAAGTAAACAGTATCAACGCTAGGCTCTAATTTTAGTGAAGAGTTTATAGATGAGTTCCAAAGGTGCGTCCACTGTTCTAAAGGTGGGCCACCGTCCAAGCGATGTTTGTACTTAGCATCACCACCTTGTATAAGTATTATAAAGTCTCCAACAGAGTATATACCTTGAAACGGTACGTTAGCAGAAAATCCTGTCTCAATCTTTAACGGCCTTCTAATAGGACGCAGATCACCGTAACGATTACGGACATTAAGCCCCAGTTGATACTCGTCTTGACCAATACGAGAATCATCTAAAGCCATGTTCATACCGCCTACAAACGATGTCTGTGAGTAGCTAGCCATGCAAGTTTATCGTGATTGTGACGCTTAAATACGATACGTTGATCTTGTCCGCGCTCTAAGTCAGCTTGACGCCGCGCTAGTGAACGTGTAGCTTTACGGTCATGTAGTATCGCTTCTTCCATTTTACCCTGCTCCTCAAGAAACAACTCCATACATTTACTAACGAGTATGTTATCGTAACCAACAGCAGGAAATTCATCAACGTCATTCTGCAACCTAGGTAACGTTTTCTTATACAACACCTGTAGCGTATGTGAATCATCTTGTGCAGCAGACGACGAGAATGGAAATTCACTTACGTCTACGATAAGAAAACGCGACTCCATGCTATTCGATGGTATCTCTGCGTACACCGTAGAATCTGTATAATCAATTAGTTGCGCTAAACCAATGGTTGCTGTTGGTTTGTTTGTCCGTGTGAAACTAACGATGTCTGTAAACGGAACACCTAAGTCAGCTAATGTTGCTGTGCCGTTAGCAGATACAGCAACAGCAGTACCGGCAACACTAACCAAATAACTTTCACTATGCGTTGTTTTAACAACCACTTCGTAATCATCATCCGTTGTTGTAACGCCATACCATCTAACCTTTAGCTTATTTGTGCCGTTAGCTGCTTCCGTAATAGACGTAGGCAATGACACTTTTAAAGGACTGTATCCTATTACGCGAAATTTATAGTTATCAGAAGCCCAGTTGTTATCACGATAACGTGCTGTTAATGCTTCAGTATCCCACGGCATATTACTACCAGCTTTCTCACGCATACTACGTATGGTATAAACGTTAGAAGGCAACGCAACAGTCTTGTCACCTTGCACGTAAAACTCTGCTTCTTCTAAACATCCTGGCATATCAGATTGTTCGTAAAGTTCTTGTGCCGCTTCATTAAGATAATCAAGCAATAAAGCACGTTGGTTAGTATCGCTAGGAACCATACCAACCTTCTTTCCAAACCTATCTAATATGTATTCTACGCTCATCGTTTCACTAATGCAGTAATCGCAGCCTTATCACGCTTAACAAGTGCAGACTTTGCTTTTGTAGGTGTTACCTTAACTAAAACTACAGTTGCCATTACTTCTTTTCAAGTTCATACTCAAGACGATTTATTGTCTTGAGTGCTTCTTTTACGAACTCCGGCGATGCTAACGCTGCTTTTCTGAATCCCGGATGATCCAGCAGTCGTTCGCTGTTGTTCAGTTTTGCGCTTATGCAACCTGTCAATAGCACTGTCAACAGCAGCATCTTTAGCATCAAGACGCCTTGACGCACTAAGCACCCGCCCTTCTCTGAACAACTTGTCCAGAATTTTTTGAAGGGCGGGTATAGCTTTAGCGATTGCATATAACAATTTTAACATTAGTTGCGTCTACGCCTGTTACGTGAACGTAACTTCCTGTCTTTCTCAAACTGCTCGTAGGCTTTAGCAGTCTTTTCACCAGCCGCAGCTTGACGTTTCCTAGCAGTAGCTTGACCGCCAGCTCTACCAGCACTCCGTAGCTTACGTTTTTTGTTAACCATTTGACCAGCCTTTAGCGCGGTTTTACCACCCACAGCAGTTAAACCAGCTTCACCCATTAAACCTAGCACCTTACCTTCACGTGTTTTAGTAAGGTAGTCTTTAGCTCTTTTAAGTATTGAAGGAGCCTTAGTTGCTTTAATAGTACCACCGTGTAAAGCACCACCAGCACCAGGAGCTAAATGCGATGCTCTAGTCGTAGGAGTTTTACGCTTTACAGGAGATTTACGCTGCGCTGCTGTTTTGGAACTACGTGAACCTACTGGTATACGTGAACCAAACTTACGAGATTGAGAAGACGCTGGCTTCTTAGCTGCTGGCTTCTTACGCCGTTTAGCTAAGTCCATTAACGTCTGGCCACCCTTCTTACGTTTTGGTATAGTGCCAGTACGCAACCGACTCAACGCAGGTTTGATAACCATAGGCTCTAACGCACCTTCCTTATCTTTCGCAGCTTTTAGCTTACGCTTTTTGGCCAAAGCCATCAACGCGCTACCACCTTTTTTTCTCCTGTATGGCATATTAAGTGTTTCCTGTATCTTTTTTAATTCCTACACGAAGGAAAAGTGCAAGTAAAGATGTAACCACAACGTTAATCATCACACCTAACTCCATCTCTCCGCTGAAGTACGCTCCTGCTGCTGCAAGAATGCCACCAACGGCTGTCATATATGTCTTTTTACCTTGTAACGCTTTCATAATTTCTTACGTTTCTTAACTACAGCCTTTTTTACCGGCTTCTTTTTCGGTGGTCGCCCTACCTTACTCCCATATGTTCCTTTTCCGTAAGGCATTTTAGATTACTTCACATCTTGTTTGTTAATCGCGCCTAGCTTAACCTCTATCGCAGGATTATCTTTCCCAGCTTTCAACAACAAACTAGGAAAAGGAATCTCAACAGCCAAGTACGGTATCTTGAAGTTAATACCTTCTGCAGATACGTCTGCGTTAGGTGTTACTCCTGCCTTTGCCCCAACGCATAGCGAAGGAATTGGCCAAGTTAATTTCTGGCCAAACAAAGTTATGTTTGGGTTAGGCTTTAACGCCGCACCAAACAACCCATCTGCTTGTACATTTACAGCACAGAACAGTCCAATCAATACTAATGTTTTTTTCATTTCTTGTTTTCTAGTAGTTGTTTTATCTTTAGAATAATGTAAAGCAATGATGCTAAACTTATACCAACTTTTAAGATTAAATCCATAGCTACAAGCCAGTTACCTAGGCCAGTAACACTAGCAAATATAACCTTAAAATCGTCTAAAGTCATTTTCCAACTTCTTCTTTCTTCTCAGGCTCAGCCTTCTCTTCAAAGCTAGCCGTCAACAAGCCCATGAAGTAATTTCTACCTCCTTGCGCTTGATCGAGATTGAAGCCGATCTGTCGAATC